ATCCCAATTCTGACGCTTTTCTTTGACAGGAACAATCTCATATTCTTGATTGGTTTTAAGTGAAGTGTAAATCATTTTGTTTTTGTTTTGTTTGGATTCTGTGCTTACACTACTGAGACACTTTAAGGGGCTCAGTTATTATCAACCGTGGAAATTAGTTACAGTTAGGAGCGAAAGTCTTTTCTTCGATGACATCATAATCCTCATTCATCTTCACATAATTCCATTCACCTTCATCCTCTCCTTCTTGGTAAAGATGAATGAAACCATCAGCATCTTCCTTTACATAAGCATCATCAAAGTTCTCATCATCAAATACATAACCTTGTGAAATGAGTGCGTCAGAAAAAGTCATTTTGTTTCAGTTAGGGTTAGAAATCAGGCACACTTTAGGAGATTGAATACCAAGCAGAAGCATACGGATAGGTTCACCTCCAACCTCAAAAAAGATCTCATTCGTGAGAACTTTGATGTCACCATCTACAGTTGAAAGGTCAATATAATCATCCCCATTGTTGTCAGCAACATAAGGATTCTCGTCTGTATCGTATCCAATGAAATACAGATAGTCATTCACTGTGACAGCATAGGCATTATCAAGCAAATCGTGAAATTGTTCGAGAGTAATCGTTTTGTCAGTCATTTGTGTTAGTTAAAAAAGTGTGTTTGTGTATGTTGGAATCAGTGAGTGAAAGCACCGAGAGCATTAAACTTAGCAGCAATTTGCTTCTCTGCAATACGCTTACCATCAACTTGGAAAGTATAACGCAACTGTCCTTTTACAGTCTTGCTAACTTTACAAGTCAGGCAAACTTCGCCATCTCGTGTACCATTCAAATCGTACTTTGCGAAGTAGTGGTTACAAACTCCAGGCAACCGATAATCAACAACTCCGTTGCGTTGCTGATAGTTTTCGAGAGCAAGTTGCTCGCTGAGTTTGATGGAATCGAAGAGGTCGTTGATGTTCATACTACTGGTACACTTTAAGGGGCTCAGTAACTTTAATTAAGTAAAAAAGTTTCAGTTCCGCATCAGGGAAAGTGCCTCATCCTCACTGATACTATCCTCAGGCAGTTGTGCATTACGAGCACAAGCAAGTGCATCAGCAAAGTTATTGAAACTACCGAAGTTCTTTTGATTGCCTACCCAGCATCCTTTGTACTCATAAATCATTGCTTCGACAGAGAATACATCAGCATAAGTGTTACGATCTACACCGTGCTTGATGTAAACTTTACCATCATTTCGAGTGTACTTATCGAAAGCATTGCTCCGAAAAGTACGCTTGAAATCAGTGATGAAATCAGCAGTCAGGTCAATGCTTTTTGCAAACAGATTTGCGTAGTGAACAGTCATTTAAGTGGTTTTGATTGTGTGCTTACACTACTGGGACACTTTAAGGGGCTCAGTAAGCATTAGTGAAATCATTTGTTGTAACAAATAAATTGATTCATCAGATTCCAATAAGTGTAATAGTAATCTTTCTCCATGTTGTTACGAACAAGACCAGAGAAAGAGTGTAGATTGTTTCGCTCAATCTTCACTCTATTCTCATACCACCACTTATCAAACTCTCTTGCTTTTTTATAGTGGAGTTTGGAGATTGAATCATTATCGTAATTCATCGGATATAAAGAAAACCACCATATTGATCACAAATAAGAGGATCATCTACCAGTTGATCAATATAGAATCGAATACCTTTAGCAGGTGCTTTAACCGATGCAGGTTTGTAACATGCACCAGTGGCATTCTCCACGAACATGTAAGCAGAACGTCCACGTTGACGTTCACCACCAGAGACCAAATAGGTCATCAGTTTGATATACTTACGACCGAACTCTGCTTCAACTTGGTTATAAGTATTGTGACCAGATTCGATGGAATTAACTTTCCATTCATTGTTCAATCGTTCCATGAGACTATCAACAAGGAACTCAGATTTGGTTTGATTCAGAATAGCAGACATTTGATCTCGTTGTTGTTGATGAAGGTGTTGTTTAATTAAACTCATTAACATGCCATACCAAGACCACCTTGAAGTTGAGGAATCTCGTTGAAACCAGTTACATTGTAACCGTAACCTTCGACCCGAGAATCTACTTCACGTTGGAAGTCTTTCTTGTTAATCAGAGACTTGGATTGAGTCGAACCCATGAAAGTAAGGATCTTAATCATACGGGACTCGTTGATAGTTCCATCATTGAACTTGACGGGATAAAAATCAACAACCATGTTGCCATCTTTAGAAGTGAGTTGCATTTTTTTCTCTTTGAGGTTTGTCTTACACTACTGGTACACTTTAAGGGGCTCAGTAGCAATTATCGTTTGCAATGAACCCAACTTTAATCATGCCATAAGTGCGCCGCTGGGAATCTCAACAATTTCAGGGTGTTTGCTATCATCAAACTCGTGCATATCGTAGCACACCCACTCACCATTACGGAAGAGGTAAGCATATTCTTCACTCCTATCAGGGTGCAGATAACCAAGAATGTCTACATCAAGGCGAGGAGGACAATCACTGCCATAATACTCTGGTTGATTGTCATTATTCCAGCAGACACTCATATCACCACCATCAATCAACTCTGCTGCTTTAGCACGAGTGTTGTAGTGAGTGTTGAGAATACGACCCAACCACTCAGGATAACCATCCCAGTGGTGATAACAGTTGAGAATAGAACCGTCTTTAAGTTCAAGACCGATGCGAGCACGGGTTGCCATGATTAAATTAATTTAGCGTTGTGAAATGTGTGCTTTGTTGATGATTGTAACCCATTCGGGTGGAGGTGATAATTTGTTGGAAACTTTCACCCACCGCCCTTTAAACTTAACGATTGTGTATTTCATAAATCACCACTCAGAGTGCATTGATCTTGTCTTTTCATTGTTGATTGTCTCTCACACTACTGACACACTTTAAGGGGCTCAGTGAACATCAGGCAACTGCATCGGCATCATCACTTACCAGAGAAAGATCTGGTAGGTTATTTACACGGGACTTCATACGGTTGTGCTTAGAAATTGTCCATCCGTTAGCATAAGCATCGTGCAGAACTCCATCTAGTTGACGACGCTCAGACTCAGTGTGAAAATGTCTTTCTTGGTTCATGACTTTAAATATCAAAAGAACATAAAGATTGTACCAGATTTTATTCAATCTGACAATCGTAGTTTTTACCTACCACAAGGCAACTCTTCATACCATGTTCTAACATAACCAGGTCGCCATCTGTTGCCAGGAACATATTCTTCTCTACGAATGCGTTTGATACAGTATCTGTGGTAAAAGTGGTCTCTGTAATTATCATTCTTTCTTTTTTGACGATGATTATCCTCATGAACAAATGGTTCCCAAAATTGTTGCCAGGTGATGGCATTTGCAGGGATAGGAGAGAGTGCTAAAAGCAAAGCAGTTAGTAAAAGTTTCATGGTTAAAATAGACTCCATTTATTTAACACCAAGTCTTTTCTAAGTTAAAATTAGCTGCACTGAAAACTTCACGATCAACAACTTTGAAAGTTCCAAATTGATTAGTGATTACATAACCCTCATGGCACACAAATTCATTACCAATCATACAAGCAATGTCATCAGTTTCTTCAATGAAAGAGAACAAATCATTTTTCATAGATGCAACCAACTTCCAAAGTCGTAGCAAGTTTATGTCACATTCACATTTTTCTGCAATTTCATCCTCATCAATGGGTTTCCCCTCACGGATGCAAGCATTTATTGCTTTTTTGATTTGTGTTGCCTTGTGAGCACTTACAAAATCACATAGAGTGGACATTTGACGGGCAAATGCTGCAACATCTGCTAAATCTTCACGATGTGGGTTCAATTCAACCTCAGGTTGAATAAACAGGCAGTTTTGAGTGCTGGGAAGATCAAGAACTAAAGGATAAGCATCAACCTCACGCAAATCATTCCCACCACTATAAACAGTGTGTGGGGCTACAATTATATCTTGAGAGATAAACTCTGGGAAGACATATGTCAAAGTGTTGGGGCGATAGGTATCAGAACCACCGACACCAATCCAATCACCTTGGACAATAGTTTTGGTGCGAGGAAGATACTTAAAGCAAAGATGCAGAATATCTGCAACTCTACCCTCATAGAACTTATCAATCTCCCGATGAGAATGTGCAATCTTGATTTTTACTTTGTTAAAGGCACTTTTTGTAGCCACAAACCATTTCCCATTTGCAGGATTTGTTCCCCAAACCAAGCTAGGACTCCCATCAATTTTTGTGCTGATGATAGAATCAGGGTCCGAGAACCAATCAAGAACCGAAAGGTCACCCGTTAGGATAGAATCTTCTACGTGTTCAAGGTGGATATTTTGTGCCATCAATTTACCAT